CACCTGACCACGTGGCGCAAGCTGTACGACGAGGACGCACGCCTAGCTAACTGCGCGTGCGACTACGTGATCAACCTGCAACTCAAGGATCTCGACCCGCACGAGTCGTTCATGTCCATGCCCCGTGATAAGGACGGCAAGCTGATGGGCCTGATCGACGAGCGCTTCCGTGGCATGAATGCCAAGCAGGTGTTCGACTTACTCAAGGAAGAGGATGAAGGTGGTGAAGGTGGGGATGGGTTCGACGAGCATGACTGGGAATCTGCGGGTGATCTGCCCGAGGAAACCAAGCGCGAGCTTGAGCGTGAGCTTGATCAAGCGATCCGTCAGGGCATCATCGCCAATCAGAAGATCAACGGCGCAGGCAGTGGCGATCTTGCGCGTGAGCTTGGTGAACTGATCAAGCCCAAGGTCGACTGGCGTGAGCAACTGCGTGAGTACATCAAGTCCATCTGTGCAGGTAAGGATGTGTCCACATGGCGCAGGCCCAACCGTCGGTTCCTCGGTAGTGATGTGTATATGCCTACGCTAGTCAGTGAGAAGGTAGGTCACATCGTCTTGGCCATCGACACATCGGGCTCCATCGGTGGGCCTGAGCTTGATGCGTTCTTGTCTGAGGTGTCGGGCATCGCCGAGTCGGTCAGTCCCGAGGTGGTGGACTTGCTGTATTGGGATAGCTCGGTAGCAGGACACGAGACATACGACGGCTCTAGTGTGTCCAACATCATCACGTCAACTAAGCCGCGTGGAGGTGGTGGTACTTCACCTTCCTGTATCACTAACTACATGAAGGAGAAGCGCATTGAACCCGAGTGCACTGTCGTACTTACGGATGGGTATGTTGGCTCTGACTGGGGCGGTGACTGGCCGAGCCCTGTTCTGTGGTGCATCGTCGGGAGTAATGATGCTGTCGCTCCCAACGGCAAGACGATTCACGTCAACGATTAAGGAGTGTGGAATGAGCAAAGCAATTCTTGAGATCGGCTACACCAAGTACGTCCTCGACCTGAATGATGCAGTGACTCTCCTCGAAAAACTAAGCGCTGCCGAGGTGTACGAGGAGAAGTACGTAGCGGGTAGTGACCACACCCACCACATCTACGAGAACATATCCAACCTTGGAGTGCTGAAGCTAATGAGCGACAGCATGTATCAGATGGCAAAGCTGGCTGGTAAGCCTGCCAAATAACAACGGAACATTGTTACACCACGAAGGAGCGAATCATGTCAATCTCATCATCAGCAGTACTTGTATCCCTCAACATCAGCGTGTGGCCTGCGGCCAAGCTCGACCGAGAGGTGACCGATCAGGTCAACGCCAATGCCAACGCGAGTATCAACGCGGGCAAGTTCATGAAAGATCTGTTTGCAGGTACTAGCCTGCGCAAAGACATTGAGAAGTGGGCGGCACATTGCCGGGTCAAGCATCTGCGCATGACTCTGCCGTGGGCAGACAAGGGTGAGCGTCTGTTGCCGACCAAGTTGTTCATGGAGTACAAGCAGTTCATCAACGAAGCCGATCAGAGGTTCAACCAACTGTGCGACAACTTCTTCATTGCGTATCCCACGCTACTGGCAGATGCACCCATCCATTTGGGCAAGCTGTACAAGGCAGAGGACTACCCCGACATTGAGGAGGTCAAGCGCCGGTTCGGTTTCCGCTACGTGTTCTCGCCACTGGCCGAGGCAGGAGACTTCCGATTGGATGTAGCCAACGATGACTTGCAGGAACTACAGCAGAAGTATGCGCGTGACTATGACCTGCGACTGGCCGACGCCATGCGTGAACCATGGGAGCGACTGCATGACGTGCTGACTGCGATGAGCGCCAAGCTCACCGACGACGATACGGATGAGGATGGTAAGAGCAAGAAGCGGTATCACGAGACGCTTGTGACCAACGCAACCGATCTGTGTGCACTGCTGACCAAGCTCAACATCACGGGCGATCCGCAACTGGAGGATGCACGCAAGCAACTGGAGCATACGATGCTCGGTGCTGACATTGAAGCGATCAAGGAATCTCCCGCTATCCGCGAGAGCATGAAGTCCAAAGTCGACGCCATCTTGGGCAAGTTCGACTGGTAATCAGAGTAACGACAAGGAGCGAACCATGCACATTACACCTAACTCATTCGATACAGGGAGCACGTTGTTCGGCAAGCCCAACGTGTTTGACTTGGGGAAGCCAAACCTATCCCCGCAGACCAACCGATTCATCTTTCTCACGCTGAATAACTTGGTGCTGACCCGACCCAACTGGCGATTCACCCCCGAGGAATACACCCACAGTCAAGGATACGCTGTTGTCACTTCGTTCAGGATTGAAGAGGACGGCGAGGTACTTGGTAAGGTGAGCATCGACTACAAGGGTAAGGGCTACAAGATCAAGGTGCAGAACGACCGCATCGACGCCAAGCGTGAGCGTGGCAATGGCTACTTCACCGAAGACCCTTCTAAAGCTGAGCTTCGTATCCGTAAGTTCTTCTTCCGTCTGGCGAAGGACGAGCGCATAGAGAAAGCGCATAAGGCAGCAAGCGAAGTAATCGCTAGGCAAGCACGAGATAAATCGTGGGCACTGAACAATACGCGAGGGCACTTCATGGAGTGGGCGCAAGATTTTGTGAATGCAAACACAAAGCAGTACATGGCGGAATTCCCAAAGGCATCCGAGTGGTTTGATAAGTGGGTGGACGCGAAGGCTCAGCACGCTGTGACCGAGACGATGCAAACACTGTTTGACAATGACAAGTCAACCCTTGTAGTATTGGATGGTACGCAGTACATTGTCAAAGCAGAAGAGGAGATCAAAGCGTACACAGACGAGACGCTACCCTACGAATTGCGAGGCAGCATCGGCATGCTCAAGCTGGTGCAGGACAAGCAAATGATCTCGGACGTAGGGTGCCGAGTGGACAGCACGACCTTCGTGTTGTTCCCCGTACAACAAGACAAGGAGACAGCATGAAAACGTTAGCACTCAAGCGCGTGCGCGAACTGTTCGCAGTGGACTATGTACCTCTGCATACGCAACGCCACAACCAACGAGAGTGGGTCAGATCAGTTCGCCAATTGGGTGACAGATGGCTACTAGCAAAACAGTACGTCCCCGAGAAGAAGCGGTAGACCCACCGCCGAAAGTGTGGCCCTTCCCAACGTGGAAGGGTCGCCCCTACACACAACCCAAGCAACGCAAGAAGAAGGTCGACCCCACTGAGGGCGTACCCGAGGCTTTGTTCTAACCACAGTACATGGAGCAATCATGAAAGTTATAGCCGCAATCATCCTCACCGCAATCGCCACCATCGCATACGCACGCGCAGGCACTTTGGTCAAGTGTGACTTCATCAGCACCAACGATGGCCCCCGTTATGTGGGCACATACTGCATTGACTTCAACTGCCAGTACGTCGAGCGCGTAGTGTTCACTTCCTACTGCCCCTTCATTCGCCCGTGAGATCCCCATGGACGACGAACATCTGAGAGATTTTTATGCAGGGCTAGCCATGCTAGGCGTACTAAGCGCAGGGCATGAGCCGGCCTATGTGGAAGCGGTGTCTCGCACTGCTTTCGATATCGCAGAAAGGATGATGGAAGAAAGGAGTCAGCGCAGTGGACAGAAGAACGGAGGAGATGGACAGAGCGTTTGAAGAAGCCGGACGTTTGGTTTTATCCCTTGTCGTATGTGCAGCGTTGCTTGTAGGTATGCTGGTATGTTTTGCCCTCTTTTGAAGCACCATGCCTTTCACCCTACCGAAGTACGAATGGGGAACCCAACGTGAGTTATGTAAACGATGCAAGCATTACCGACCGAGCATTGACCGTCCTCGCCTGTACTCGGGCGCAGTGGTCATGCACTGTGCCGTCAACCCCTACACCGCAAGCAAGGGGATCGGCACCTGCATCGACAACCGAACGCGAGGGCCATGCGGTCCGAGCGGAACATTGTTCCAACCTAAGGAGAACTGATGAATGAGCAAGTAACTGAGCAACCTAAGAAGAAGAGTCGCGGTCCCGGTAAGAAGCCGCGCCTTTTCTGTACGAGCATACGTCTAAGCCAAGAGGTCATGGAGTACTTCAACAAGTACCACGCACATGACAAGCAGGCGCAGATGCGTGCTGTTCTTACCGAGTACGTTAGAGATGAACTGAAACTAAAGGAGCCCCAACATGGGACGCAAGAAACTGTCTAATGCCGAACGCGCACGCCGCTTCATCGCAGCCAACCCCAACGCCAAGCCGAAAGCTATCGCTGCCGCGCTGGAAATTCCCGTGGCTAGCGTGTACGCAGCTAAGTACAAAACATCGGTAGCCAAGGCTAAGCCGAAGGAAGTCAACATCGACGCAGTGCACAAGCATGCTGTTGCTGAAGCCGAATACAAGAAAGCTGTCGCCGAGGCTGAAGCAGCACAAGCCGACATGGTCAATCACCCGCCCCACTACAAGGCAGGTGGGATCGAGACCATCGACTTCATCGAAGCCAAGCTGACCCGCGAGGAGTTCATCGGCTACCTCAAGGGCAACGCCCTGAAGTACGCCTCTCGTGTAGGCAAGAAAGACGATGCCGAAGTTGACGCTGGCAAGATGGCTTGGTACGCCATGAAGCTGCGTGACATGCTCAGCATCCAACCGTAAGGGAAAGTCCTCCCCTCAAGCCCCGCTTCGGCGGGGCTTTTTTATGCCAGTTCCCACCACGAAGGTACTTGACAAAGTCAAGGAGCGCGTCTACATTGGGGGTATGGCAGCGACACCTGAGTCCAAGGTCAAGGACAAAATCAAGACCATCCTCAAGAAGCACGGCGTCTACTTCGCCATGCCCATCGGCACGATGTACGGCAACAGTGGCGTGCCGGACTTCCTGTGCTGCGTGGCGGGTCACTTCTTCGCTATCGAAGCCAAGGCAGGCAAGGGCAAGACGACAGCCCTGCAAGATAAGCACATCAGGGAGATCATGGCCCAAGGCGGCACCGCCATGGTGATCAACGAGACAAACATCAACGAACTAGACGAGCTACTGGAGAAGCTGAAATGAGCAATAAGCCTGCGGCGCGTGTAATGGGCTATCACGGCGGCCGGTGCGTGATCGAGCCGCTAAGACCTTCTGTGGTTCTTCCTGTTGGCATCGCGCTTTACCTTCACCCCGTAGACGACACCGCCCTGCTGCAACGCTGTTTGAATGTACTGCTGAATGACTGCGACCCGAAAGCCGACATCATCACCGCCCTGCGCGAACGACTAGGAGAAACAAAATGAGCAACGAGATACGCGAAGCAGTGCAGATGGTGCTGACCCGGATGGAGACACACCCGGATGATTTCTTCAGCAACGACCTACTGCGCACTAACGCAAGCACCCGCTTCGGGTGGGTATGGGGTGTGCTCAACGGCGACAGATACGGTCTGAACGAAGCCGAGATTGACGCACTCAAGCAGGGCTACGACAAGGTCATGTACCGCAAGTTCCACGACCGGGTATTGGAGTCCTTGCTGAATGAGCCCAAGCAACTTGAACTGCTGGAGCAACAGGGTAGCTCGCTGAAGCCACCGACTAAGCTGACGACACTCACTCAAAGTCAGATGGCTGTGGCGAAGAAGCTAGGCTTGACTGCGCAGGAGTACGCACGAGCCACAGCCCCCACGTTCAAGACGTAACACTGTTCCACCTCATGCACATACTGACCATCGACTTTGAAACGTACTACGACCAAGAGTTCAGCCTGTCGAAGCTAACCACTGAGGAGTACATACGCGGTGACGAGTTTGAAGTCATCGGAGTATCAGTGCAGGTGGATGATGGGGAGCCCAAGTGGTTCTCGGGTACACGCAGCGAGACAAAAAAGTTTCTTGAGGGCTATGACTTTCCTTCACATTTGGCGCTGGCTCATAACGCTATGTTTGATGCCGCTATTCTTAGTTGGCATTTTGGTATTTGCCCTCGGGGTTGGCTTGACACTCTCAGCATGGCTCGTGCTGTGCATGGCACGGAAGTTGGCGGCAGTCTTGCTGCCCTAGCTCAGCACTACGCAATCGGCGTCAAAGGCGAGGAGGTCATCGCTGCCAAGGGGCTGCGAAGGGCAGACTTTAATCCTAGCAGCCTAGCCCGATACGGCGAGTATTGCTGCAATGACGTTGCCCTGACGTACGACCTATTCAAGCACCTGTCCGCAGAGTTCCCGAAGTCTGAGTTGCGCCTGATCGACCTGACGATCAAGATGTTCTCGGAGCCGACGTTGCAGTTGGACACGAATATGTTGCTCGACCACATCACCGACGTGCAAGTAAAGCAGCAGGAGTTGTTGAGCGCTGTGACGATGGTGGACAAGGATCAGCTAATGTCCAACCATAAGTTTGCTGCAACGCTAAGACTGTTTGGAGTGGAGCCTCCGATGAAGATCAGCCCGACCACGGGCAAGGAGACGTTCGCCTTCTCCAAGACCGACGAAGAGTTCAAGGCTCTGCTCGAACACGAAGACGCACGTATCCAAGCGTTAGCATCCGCAAGGATTGGCGTGAAGTCTACTCTTGAGCAGACGCGCACTCAGCGGTTCATCGAGATCTCCGGACGAGGCGCTATGCCAGTTCCCCTTCGCTACTACGCTGCGCATACGGGACGGTGGGGTGGTGACGATAAGCTCAACCTTCAAAACTTGCCGCGCACATCGGGGTTGAAGAAGACCATCCTTGCCCCGGCAGGCTACGTCATTTGCGACTCAGACTCATCGCAGATCGAAGCACGTACGCTAGCGTGGCTAGCAGAGCAGGACGACTTGGTGGAGGCGTTTGAAAAAGGTGAGGACGTATACAAAATCATGGCTGCGGCTATCTATGCGAAGAGCATCGCAGCGATCACGAAAGAAGAAAGATTCGTTGGAAAGACAACTATCCTTGGTTCCGGATACGGGATGGGGGCGAAGAAATTTAAGACAGCGCTTAAAAACGCTGGCTTGGAAGTTACGTTGGAGGAGGCGCAGCGGATTATCGAGACCTACCGTAGTACCAATGGCAAGATACCTGATCTGTGGCGCAAAGCTCACGAAACTTTGGACTGGATCGCCAATGACAAGACCGGTGATCTAGGTCGCGGCGGCTTGCTGAAGATCGAGGGCAAGCGTGGTATCCGCCTGCCCAATGGCATGTACCTGAAATACCCCAATCTGCGCAAACGTCAAGACCCCGAGACGGGCAAATACGAGTACGTTTACGACACCAAGAAGGGGAAGACCGTGGTGCCAAATCGCATCTACGGGGGTAAAGTGGTGGAGAACGTATGCCAAGCCCTTGCTCGGATCATCATCGGTGAGCAGATGCTGATGATCGCCAAGAAGTACCGAGTGGTGATGACCGTGCATGACGCCATCGCGTGCCTGATCCCTGAAGACGAAGCTGACAACGGCAAGGAGTACGTTGAGTTGTGCATGCGCCTACGCCCGTCGTGGGCGTCGGAGCTACCTCTTAACTGTGAGGCCGGATACGGGACGAGCTATGGCGATTGTTAATGTGGTTGAAGTACGCCCGAACAAGAAAGATCCGTACGTGTTTACGGATCTAGCTAAAACCTTCAAAGATGTACTTACCCGTATTGGGGTACAGGCAAAGCATGTGGTCGACACGCTGCCGTCTGAGGGGGTGAACATAATCCTTGGGTGGTCGCCAAACTGGGTTGAAACCAACACAGCCAAGCTCCCGAAGCAACGCACCATCCTGTACAACGCAGAGCAGCTAGGCAGCGAATCCGACATTGTTAAGAACGACTACGTGGACACACTGCTCGGCTACGTAGTTGCCGACTACAGTTTTTTGAACAAGGAAACGCTTGTGGGGTACGGAAAGAACCCCAAAGAGGTCGTCATCCTACCCGTGGTGCCGACTCCCTCCATCAAGTACAAGGTCGCTGCGGCTACGGAAGGCACGCACGACATCGTGTTCTTTGGCTCTGCTAACGAACGCAGAGACAAGATGCTTGAGCGGCTGCGCGAGGAAGGCATGTCGGCGGGGCACGTGGGTGGCTTCAGTCAGAACCTCGCCCCGTACGTCAAAGCCGCCAAGATCGTGCTGCATGTGCACTACTACAGCACCAACATGTTCCCGGCTATCCGCTTCCTGCAACCGCTAGCGTACGGGATACCCATCGTGTGTGAGCGCTCTGTGCTCCCCCGCGATCAAGGGTGGGACGAGTCGGGCATCGTGTTCACCGACTACGAAGAGATCCCTGCGGAGTGCAAGAAGTTGTTGGACGACCCGCAACGCCAACGCGCCATCAAAGCGCAGTACACCAAGTTCCTTAACTCTATCGACGTGGAGACACCGTGGAAAGATTTGCTCAAGAAAGTGAAGGCATGAAGTCCGTTCAAGAGGTCAACTCGTTTGTTGATTACGCCTACCCGACCATGATGGCGGAGAAAGCGTTGAGGGCACTGCATGACGCAGCACTGGAGAAGAATTGGTACGAAGCCCGACAGCAAGCCCTGTACACGATCAAGTGGGCAGCGGAGGCGCACGCAGCATTGCTGGTAATGGAGCAGAAGGAAAAATGACCCGCGACGACATCATCCGCATGGCGCGGGAGGCAGGATTCAATGTAGAGCAGGGCTTCTTGCTGCGCGTGACAGGCATTGACGAAGACCTTGAACGCTTCGCCGCCCTTGTTGCCGCTGCCGAGCGTGAGCGCAACGACGCCTACATCAAGTCATTGCATGAATCAGTGTCATGGCAAGCGGAACGGGTTCTCGCGTGCCTTAAGGCGTTGGAGCAGGCGGTGTTGGCAGAACGAGAAGCCTGCGCGAAGGTGTGTGATGACGAGGGACTGCACATAACTGCATCCATCATCAGAGCAAGGGGGCAGGAATGAACAAACCATCTGGATCATTCCTCGCATGGGAGAACACCCTGTGCAATGCGTTAGACCACCCAAGAATTCAATCCCAAAACGCATGGGAGGATGGGTATGCGAGTGGCGTAGCAGCCGAGCGTGAGGCGTGTGCGAAGGTGTGTGAGAAGCAGTGGGGCATCGACGGGCAACACACCGCAAACGAATTCGCCACCGCCATCAGAGCAAGGGGGCAGGAATGAACATCGTCTGGTCGTACAGCAGCCTCAAGACCTTTGAGCAGTGCCCGAAGAAGTACTACCACCTCAAGGTAGCCAAGGACGTTGTCGACGTTCCGCATGAAGCGGCGCTGTACGGAAGCAACGTCCATAAAGCCGCAGAGGAACACGTGCGTGACGGCAAGCCCATGCCGAAGAAATACTCGTACATGGAGCCGATCCTTGAGTCGCTGAAGAAGATCCCCGGCGATAAGTACTGCGAGATTGAGCTTGGCCTTACCAAAGACCTAGCACCGTGCGCGTTTCGAGCGCCGGACGTGTGGTGGCACGGCATCGTGGACTTGCTCATCGTGGATCAAAACAAGGGCTTGGCCCACATGATCGACTACAAGACGAGCAAGAGCGCACGCTACGCTGACACCAAGCAGCTTGACCTGATGGCGACAGCCGTGTTCGCTCACTTCCCCGAGGTGACTAAGATCAAGTCGGCCCTGCTGTTTGTGGTGAGCAGCGAGTTCGTACGCAAGGAGCACCACGTAGGCAACCGCAAAGAGTACATCGGCGGCGTCATGCCCACGCTCAAGCGACTGGAGCACTCGTTCGACAGCAACACGTGGAACCCGAGCAGGGGACCGCTGTGCCGCTTCTGCCCCGTCAAGGACTGCCAACACTACGGAGGAGTCTGATGTATCAGCGCCCTGTCTACGAAACCGAAGCCGACCGGCAACGTGAACGGGCGGTGCAGGAGTATCTGCTGCGCAAGATCGACTGCCTGTGGCAAGAGGCTCCGCCGAAGGACAACATCGACGGCTACCTCTTCCATCCCAACCAAGACCTTGGGGCAGTAGTCGAGATCAAGATCAGGACCAACCGTAGCACGGCGTACGACACCTACATGCTCAGCGCGTACAAGTGGCGCAACGGGCTGTATCGCGCCAAGACTTTGGGCGTGCCGTTCATGCTGGTAGTCAAGTTCGCAGACGGCGTGTTCTATACGATAGTCGACGACGCCTACGAGATAGGACGTGGTGGCCGCTATGACCGCAACGATCGCTTCGACTCAGAAGAGTGTGTGTTCATCCCAATGGATACGTTTAGACCGCTATAGGAGGCAAAAATGCCGTACGTGAATAAACCCCGTCCGTACAAGAAAGAGTACCAACAGCAGGTAGCTCGTGGGGAGCATGAGCGCCGTATGGAGCGCCAACGTGCACGCAACCAATTCGATCAGAAGAACCCTGACCGCGACGGCGACGGCACTGCTGATGCTCGTGAGGGTAAAGACCTTGCCCATAAGGTTGCGCTGAGCAAGGGCGGCTCCAACAAACATGGAGTCAAAGTAGAGAGCGCAGCAGGTAACCGTTCGTTCAAGCGCAACTCCAACCACAAGCTCGTCTCCGAGAAGAGCAAGCGGGAGCGGAAGAAGTAACTAATGGACCCAAAAGACTTTCTCCCCGGCTACGACTGGCCTGCGCCGCACAACGTAGCGCCGTTCCTGCATCAGAAGGAAACAGCAGCGTTCCTCTCTGGCCAACGTAAAGCCTTTTGCTTCAATGAGCAAGGCACGGGCAAGACAGCCTCGGTGATTTGGGCGACCGACTACCTCATGAAAGTGGGGCTGATCCGTCGCGTGCTTGTGGTGTGCCCCCTGTCCATCATGCACTCAGCGTGGCAGCAAGACCTATTCAAGTTCGCTGTGCACCGCCGTGTCGATGTGGCTTATGGCAGCGCCAGCAAGCGCAAGGAGATCATCAAGGCCGGGGCCGAGTACGTCATCATCAACTTCGATGGCGTGCAGATTTGCAAGTCCGAGATCATCAACAACTGCTTCGACCTCATCGTTATTGACGAAGCCTCCGCGTACAAGAACGCGCAGACGGATCGGTGGAAGACGATGCGCGATGTGCTCAAGCACGTCAAGGGTCTGTGGATGCTCACGGGCACCCCCGCTGCTCAGTCCCCGCTCGACGCCTACGGACTAGCCAAGCTCGTGAACCCGGAAGGACTACCGATGTTCTTCTCGCAGTTCCGCGACATGGTCATGAGCCCGGTAAACATGT